ATTAGTCATGTATAAATTCCTTATCCGAAGAAGTCTTCAATTGACACCTTTTCTTCAACTGACCAGCCAATGGCATCAAGAATTGGTTCAATTGGATCCAAAAATGTTTTCTTAAATTGCAAGTCATAATCAATATATTTATGTAGCTGCAATTCTTGTGGAAGATAATCAGGGAACGAAATAACATTTTCCCTAATTGGGTTTGGCACTTTCAAATAACAAAACTTGATCTTTTCACCATTTTGAATAAGAGTGTATTTCTTATCAAGGCTTTTGTCTTTTACATTATGATTATATAGGAGTGCTCCACGTACATGAATTGGAGTGCCCTTTTTATAGATCAGTTTACGATCACGCCATTTAGTAGTGTCATTTACGCCACGAGGAAAAGATACTTGTTCTGGTGGTAATGTGAGAAAGTAGTCTTTGAATTGTTGAATTGCTTTTTGAGTAGCACCTTCATCACCAGTCACAATTACTTTAAACAAAGCTTTGAGTGCATCCCGGCATGCTGATGGAGTTGAAGATTTAATAGCTTCAATACCCATGATTTTAAGTTTCGGTTCAGCATAACGAACACCTTCATTATCATGAACATTCAAAATGTAACGTTTTTTCGCAGTCCAAATACCGCGATCAGCAATTGCTTCACGATCCATTTCCATACGTGGCATATAGCAATTGAATGCATCATATAGATTTTGATAAGACTTTTCAAGCATTGGCTCGAATTGGTCTTTGCATATTTGAGCAATATTATCTACTTGATTGTCTTTTACATACTTGTCAACTAAAGGACCAAAGTTTACATATACAGAATCAGTATCGATTGCAATTACATAGTCTTTATTATTAGTACCGACAATTTTATTCATAAATTCGTTTACTGAACGTTCAGCCCAACGAATAACTGTTTGACCAGTTAGGGTAATACCTTCAGCAACNCGAAGATCAAAGTAACGGAAATACTTATTACCCAATGCACCATAAAGTGAATTCAACAAGATTTTAATTGCCATTTGTTGGTTTTCATATCGAGCAATATCACGTTCAACTCGATACTTTTCAACAACATTTGATTTGTCAATTGTTTCAAGTTCTTGTTGAGATACAAGCATTTTCTTTTTGACAGCTTTACGTTCATTGTAATAGTCAACAATGATTTTTGGTAATACACCCTGCTTTTCTTTAGTGAAATATACACCATTAGCCGCAAGCGCATAGTCACCTTTTAGTTGCGGCATATTGCCAGCCAAGGCCATGTCTGGATCCATTTGTTCACGTTTACCATCAACAATAGTTTCAGGTGACATATTCCATTGAACAATAATGTTTGGATAAAGAGAAGCCAAGTCAAAAGAAACAACCCATTCATGTAAACCAATTTGAGGTGGTTTTACATAGCCACCTGGATAATCGGATTTGAATTTGTCTTCAGCAGCTGGAATAACAATACCTTGTTGAGATAGATCTCGAAAGATAATTGAATCCCATATTGCTGTTGTTCCAAGAGTGTCGGTATAGTTTACACCACCACGATAAGCCATAGTAAGCGCAAGGGTAACTAATCCCATTTTATCTTCAAGACGATCTACTAACTCAACATCTTTAATGTTATAGTCAATAAACTTTTGAAAGTCATGTTTGTAAAGAGAATGGAGTGAAGAGAACTCTTCGTAAGATAGTTTGCGTTCACCAAGAACGACATGACCAATATGATCTAGCTTGTAGGATTCTTGAGCACCATATGAGTAACCAAACTTTTTGAAAAGTTCAAGGTAGTCAAGAGATGCAATACCTTCGAGATTATAGTACTGTTGTTCACGACCCATAGTTGTCACAGATCGAGGATTAACTACACCCCAAGGCGACATCTTCTTAGCAAAGTCTTCACCAATAAATTTAGTAATACGATTTACAAGATATGGAATATCAAAGAAGCGAGTATTCCAACCAGTAATAACATCTGGACAATGTCGATCTGAGTTCCAATGAGCAAGGAATCGCAAAAGTAATTCACGTTCGTCATCACACTTGACATAAACAATATCACTTGCAGCAACAGAATCAAGTGAACAAGCTGAAGGGTCATAATCATATAGACCCCACACATAGTAAATATTATCAATATTATTTTTGATAGTAATTGATATTACTGGATAAGCTGCTTCTTCTGGAGTTGGAAATCCATCATCGGAAGCAACTTCAATATCGATTGTTGAGACATTAATAATATCACGATCAAATTCAATATTGCCTGGAAACTTTTCTTGAATAAAAGAAGAGACAAAGTTGGTTTGACCATATAGAGTTTTATCAGCACCACCAACATCTTTCCATGCTTGCTGATAATCTTTTACTTCACGCATTGTATCAAACAAACGTGGAGAAACGCGCACACCATTCATGGTATACGCGGTTCCATTTGGATCGGCTTGATAAAGTGTTGGTGAGAATTTAATACGATCTTCGAAGCGTTGGCCATTTTTGTAGCCACGATAAAGAAGACTGTTGCCGTAACGAGTTACGTTAGTGTAGAATTCCAAGGGTTTACCTCCATTGCATAGTAAATATTATATCAAAGTTTTCGGAGAAAGTAAACAACTTTATGTGATTAATCCTTGGCTTGGAGTAATAATTTTTGAGTGAACTGATTTATATTGCTTTAATAGACCTTCAACTGGTTCAGAAGTAAAAGCAACAAAGTCAGATTTAATTTCTAATCCCTTATCTGGAACAGTAGAATAAGCCATAAAGTCCATAAGGCCAATTCCCTTTTCGGTCGGAATAATTATTGAAACATTACTTAAAACATATGTTAATTCTACAAGTTTTGTTTCAGCAATTAGTTCTTCGCCAGACTTTAATCTAATAATTTTAATCATGATAATTCCTATAATAAAAAAAGAGGGACCGAAGTCCCTCTCAAATTTAGTCTTTTTTCGAAACAAAAGAATACATTTCTTTTGCTTTTTCCATAAGTTCGTCCATTGAATACATCTTACACATTTCTTGTGCTTCTTCAATAGACTTCTTACCTTGCTCAACTGCTTTTTCTGCAAAGTGCATATTCATATGGACTTGTTGGTCCATATAGTCTTTTGCAAGTTGCATCATCTCTGAGCGAATTTCAAACGGATTTTTATTAGACATAATAGTCTCCTTTGTGTGTTGTGTGTTTACATGCATAGATCTTCGTATTTAGAGGTATGAGCTCTATGCAAACTCAGGTCTCTATTCTGAGAAGTACTTGTTAAGAATTTCCATATGATCTTCATACTTTGCCATCTCCTCAAGTTCTTTTTCGATTGCATCCATAANNTCNGAGTGTTCACCAATTCCAACCGGATTTGTTAAATAAATTTCAATATTCATTTTATGTTTTTCGACGTGTGCTTTAGCGTGATCGTACGCCGCAGTAATCATTTGTTGTCTTAAACTCATTATATAGTTCCTTTATTGTTCTTCACCCATTGATTGTAGGTATTCAATAATAGCTTGGCGCTTAGACTCTTTCTTTTCTTTGAAGTTCATCTTAGTACCTTTTACCAATTTTTTAGAATTGGTTAGCCACTCATCCATAAGCTCAGGAGTCCATTGAGGATTTTGTTCTGCCCATGCTAATAGTTTTTTACTATAACGATAATCTTCGTTTGTTGCTACACCACGATTCATAACATTCCATAGGTTTGGTCCAGCACCATTTTTTGCACCTTCTTCAATACTATGACAAGATGCGCATTTTGTAAATGCTTTATCTGCGTGGGCTGTAGATCCTACTACAATAAAAAAAGCAACAAATGCTACTAAGTTTTTAGTCATGTTCTATTTCCTCTCAATGCAAAGAACAATCCACCTACCCATAATAGGACATGGAAGTTGTCATGCAATAATACTTCAGTAAAGCTTTCTGGTTGAGCCATCCAAATAACACCGGTCATAATGCTACAAATAGTAATACCTGAAAACCGTGTTAATACATCTCCTAGCTCTTTTAAGTACTTATAAAGAGCTCCACCAACTAATAGTCCAACGCCTGCTCCAATTTCGCCTAGAACAACAAATGCCCAAACTACAAGAGGTAGTTCCCATGACGCAGCTGTCTCAGCATCAATTGGCCATTTAGCTAAACCTTGTTGAAGAAATACGATTGCAAGTGGAATTCTTAGCAACCAATGACTCATACAAAAATCAGGTATTTTGTTAGTAATATTCTTAAGCATTCTACTATCCTTGTAAAATAGATGGGAGGCTAACCGTGGCCTCCCGCGCACTTATTAAGTAGTGACCCTTACTTTTTAAGCTTAGCTATTTCTAGCATACACTTTTTAGCTTCTTCGTGTAACCCTTGATTTGCCAAGGCG